GATGTAGAGGCAGACAATACCATTAATATTCAAACTAAAGGCACTAGCACTGCTATTACTGTAGATCAATCAGGATCAAGCAATACAAGCACAATCTGGTGCGGTCTAAGCGGTGGTACATACGCTACGCATACTTGCTCTAATGCGACTATCACGATAGATCAAAATGGAGTTAGTAATACAGCAAGAGCTTATTCGCAGATAACTAATCATAGTGATAACGTCTACACCATCAATCAAAATGGTAACTCTAATGATGCTTATATTGACTTAGATGATGACGATAATATTGCCACAATCACACAGACAGGTAATTCTAATACTGGCATTGTATATATGCGGGGTGATGATAACGTGTATACCATCACGCAGACAGGCTCAAACTTCTATGCAAAAATGTATGCGTTTGGTGATGATTCAGCATGGTCAATAACCCAATCAGGAACAGGTAATCATAATGGTTATATAAAATCATGTAGCAACTGCAATAACAATGATGCGACAATTACGCAATCAGGTTCAGGCGCTAAAGATGGTGATATAGAGTTTAGAAACAATCCATCAGATAACAATACCGTCAATCTAACGCAAAGTGGTAATGGTATTCATACTGGTAATATTTTAGTCAAACAAGGCTCATACACTGTTAATACAACGCAAACAGGCGCTACCAATAAAAACTACACGGTAACTTTAGATTGCACTACATCATGCAATAAAACAGTGACGGTAAATCAATTTGATTAGTTGTTAAAATTTATAAAAATATGCTAAAGTTGCCAGAATAATAAATAAAATGGAAAAATAGAATGAGTAAAGTATTAGTTGGTGTTATTTTAATCATGTCATTAGGGGGTTATTATCTCTGGAATGAAAATGCTAAGTTGCAAGCATTGAATCAAGCATTTGAATTGAGAGATCAAGAGCAAGCTGAGACTATAGCAACATTGCAATCTGATTTTAGCGAACAAACGGAAGGTCTTTTAGCAATACAAGCGCGTAGCAACGAAATACAACAGGAAATGAATGCGTATTTGGATATATTTAAAAGGCATAGTTTAACAAAATTAGCGAATGCCAAGCCTAATTTAATTGAAACAAGAGCTAATAAAGGAACTAAAGATGTATTTGACAGTATTGAAGAAGATTCTAGGTTACTCGATAGTATTGACGATGGTTTGCAGTTGCAGCCTGTATCAGAAGATTCTACCTAAAAAACAACCAGAAGTTAAAATAATAACTAAAGCTGTTCAAAAAGTTATTGTTCAGCCAATTATGCCCAGAGCAATAGATTTGAAAGAACCGCACTGGTATGTTGTATCTAAAGCAAATATTGATGAATTTCTTGTAAAAGTAGAAAAAGAACAAGGACAACTTGTTTTCTTTGCTATGAGTGTGCCTGATTACGAATTAATGGCATATAACATGCAAGAATTAAAGAGATACATTAATGAAATGCAAGAAATTATTGTTTATTATCGGAAAGTTACTCAAAGTAATGGAGAAAAAGATGAAAATTAGTCAAGAAGGCATCGAATTAATCAAAAAGTTTGAAGGTTGTCGCACAGAAAGCTATAGATGTGCTGCTGATGTACCCACTTTAGGTTATGGGCATACAGCTAACGTAAAAGATGGCGATAGTTGTACAAAAGATGAGGCAGAATCTATGTTAGCTGATGATTTAGTTGAATTTGAAGATTACGTCAATCAACAAGTTACAGTAGAGCTAACACCTAGCCAGTTTGACGCTTTGGTTGCTTTTACTTTTAATCTAGGACCAAAAAACTTAGCTGAATCAACACTTTTGCGTTTATTGAACCTAGAAAAATACGATGAGATACCAGCTCAGTTTAAAAGATGGAACAAAGCTGGCGGCAAGGTATTGGATGGTCTAATCAGAAGGCGTGAAGCTGAATCTTTATTATTTGAAGGAAAAGAATGGCATGATGTATAAATCCATTTATACTACCTTTAGGCAGTTATCCATTTCTGCTTAGGGCGTGGTTGACCAAATATTGTCACTATCTAGCAACCACGCCTGATTATAAATTATGCAAAATGTATCTATAAAAGATTTTGATATTCTTTCTCAAGCAGAAAAAGATGAAGCAGTGTCTTTGCTCAATCGTTATGAACAAATTGACAAACAAGTTGAATGTCACACTGATTTCCTAAAGTTCGTCAAGTATATGTGGGGTGATACCTTTATTATGGGTAGACATCACAAAATAATTGCAGAAAAATTTAATCGTATAGCCACAGGTAAATTAAAAAGATTAATTGTATGTTTGCCACCTAGACATTCAAAGTCAGAGTTTGCTAGTACCTATCTACCAGCTTGGATGATGGGTCTAAATGGTGCTTTGAAGATAATACAATGTACGCATACCGCTGAATTAGCTGTTCGTTTTGGTCGTAAAGTCAGAAACTTAATTGATAGCGAAGATTATAAGCAAATTTTCCCAAATTTAAGATTACAAGCAGATAACAAATCAGCTGGTAGATGGACAACTAACTTAGAAGGTGAATCATTCTACGCTGGTGTAGGTGGTGCAATTACTGGTCGTGGTGCGGATTTATTGATTATTGATGATCCACATTCTGAGCAAGATGCACTTTCACCAAAATCAATGGAATCTGCCTATGAATGGTACACATCTGGTCCAAGACAACGATTACAACCCGGCGGAACTATAATTATTGTAATGACACGCTGGTCTACCAAAGATTTGGTTGGTAGGTTATTAAAAAAACAAACAGATGAATATGCAGATAAGTGGGAAGTAGTAGAATTTCCAGCAATTATGCCAGAAACTGACAATCCTTTGTGGTCAGAATATTGGAAAAAAGAAGAATTATTAAGTGTCAAAGCCTCATTGCCAGTAGCTAAATGGAATGCCCAATGGATGCAAAATCCCACATCAGAAGAAGGTTCTATTGTTAAAAGAGAGTGGTGGAAAGAGTGGGTAGGTGAAAAAGTACCAGCTTACAATTACGTTATACAAAGCTATGATACTGCTTTTTCTAAGAAAGAAACCGCTGATTACTCAGCCATCACTACTTGGGCAATTTTCGAGCATGAAGATGATGGTCAGCCAAATATAATATTATTAGATGCAAAACGTGTCAGAGTTGATTTTCCAGAGCTGAAAAGGTTAGCATGGGATGAGTATAAATATTGGGAGCCAGACTGCGTTTTAATTGAAGCAAAAGCCTCTGGAACGCCCTTAACACAAGAATTAAGGCGTATGGGCATACCAGTTACTGCTTATACGCCATCAAGAGGACAGGATAAAGTAGCTAGAATGAACAGTGTTGCACCAATTTTTGAATCAGGAATGGTATGGTTGCCAGATGAAATCTTTGCAGATGAAGTTAGAGAAGAATGTGCTTCATTTCCTTATGGAGATCACGATGATTATGTGGATAGCATGACAATGGCTTTAATGAGATTTAGGCAAGGTGGTTTCTTATCATTAAATGCAGATTACCAAGATGAGGTCAAACTGTTAAAAAAGAACAGAACAGTATATTATTAGATGAAGATTTGGATTACATCATTTGTATTTGAAGATAAAGAATATTCTGGACCTAATGTTTTTGCTTCTTCAAAAAAGAAAGCACAATTATTGTGTAATATTCAAGGTTTGACCCTTGAAGGTGAATTAACAGGGATAGATGAAGATTTATTTTATCTTGATGCGTTAGAAATAGATGAAAATACAGTATATCACTAGGAATTAATATGGCAGTTGAACGAGTTTTAGGCACAGAAAATGACCCAGATATTATAGAATTTGGCAGTGAAATGGAAATTACTCCAGAGCAAACTCGTGAAGAACAAATTAGCGAAGCTGCCAATATTTTAGTTTCTGAAGAAGGAATTTTTACTGAAGAAGAATTAAACGAAGAAATGAACCAGCCTGAAGAAGCTGAGGATTTTTACGCAAATATAGCTGAAAATTTAGATTCATCAGATTTAAGTAGATTATCTAGTGACCTTATAGATTCTATTCAAGGTGATTTAGAATCACGTTCTGAATGGGAAAAAACATACACAGATGGATTACAATACCTTGGTATGAAATTTGATGAGTCACGCTCACAACCATTTCAAGGATCAAGTGGTGTAGTTCATCCAATATTGGCTGAGGCAGTGACACAGTTCCAAGCACAGGCATATAAGGAACTGTTACCAGCTAAAGGACCAGTTAAGACTCAGATTATTGGGATGCGAACTGCTGAAACAGAAAGCCAAGCTGATCGCGTTCAAGAATTTATGAATTATTACATCATGAATGTAATGAAAGAATATGATCCTGAGCTAGACCAAATGCTATTTTATTTACCATTAGCTGGCTCTGCTTTCAAAAAAATCTATTTTGATTTTTCATTAAAACGTGCTGTCAGTAAATTTATTCCACCTGAAGATTTAATAGTGCCATATGAAGCACCAGATATGTCTACAGCTGAACGCATAACACATGTTATTAGCATGTCTCGCAATGAAATAAAGAAACAACAATTGTCTGGTTTTTATGCAGATATTGAAATACCAGATGATTCATACACTGACACTGATGATGTACAACAAGAAATTGACAATATTCAGGGTGTAACACCTTCATATACAGAAGATCGAAACCGCACAATTTACGAAGTCCATACTATTCTTGATATAGAAGGCTATGAGGATTTGAATGCAGAAGGTGAGCCAACTGGGTTAAAACTACCATATATTGTCACTTTGGATGAGTCGGCTAATGAAGTTTTAGCTATACGAAGAAATTACAGTCCTGATGATCCTGATAAAAATAAAATCAATTATTTTGTGCAATACAAGTTCTTACCCGGTTTAGGGTTTTATGGTCTAGGTCTATCACACATGATTGGCGGCTTATCAAAAGCAACTACATCTATCCTTAGACAATTAATAGATGCTGGTACATTATCTAATTTACCAGCTGGATTTAAAGCCAGAGGTATGCGAATTAGAGATGAAGCAGAACCATTACAACCGGGTGAATTTAGAGACATAGATACTACTGGTGGTTCTTTGAGAGAAAACCTCATTCCATTGCCAATCAAAGAACCAAGTAATGTTTTAATGCAATTACTTGGTATATTGATAGATTCTGGCAAACGATTTGCTTCTATAGCAGATACAAATATAGGCGATGCCAACGGAAATATGCCAGTTGGTACAACAGTTGCATTACTTGAACGTGGTACTAAAGTGATGTCTGCAATTCACAAAAGATTGCATTACAGCCAGCGCCTAGAGTTTAATTTGTTAGCAACAGTCTTTTCGGAATTTTTACCGCCAACTTATGACTACGACACAGGCACTGCGCCTAGAGAAATCAAACAAACAGATTTTGACAGTAGAGTTGACATAGTACCTGTCAGTGATCCTAATATATTTAGCCAAAGCCAACGTATTACTTTGGCACAAGAATTACTGCAAATGGTTCAATCTAACCCAGATATACATGGACCATTAGGTATTTATGAAGCCTACAAGCGTATGTATGGTGCTTTAGGTATTGATAATGTAGAAAGCCTACTTCAACCACCACCAGATATGACACCTAAACCAGTTGATGCTGGACTAGAAAACAGTGGATTTTTGTTAGGACAACCAGCTCAAGCATTTCCACAACAGAACCATGAAGCTCATATTCAAGCACATTCTGGTTTATTCCAAGTAAGTGTGGTGCAAGAAAATCCGCAAATTCAATCTTTAATTATTTCGCATGTTATGCAACATCTGCAATTTTTATCTAGTCAGATTGCGTCAGAGCAAATGCCACCAGAAATGCAACAAAGGATTACTGGTCTACAACAACAAATGCAACAAGTACCGCCAGAGCAAGCTCAACAGATTGAGGCAGAATTATTAATGATGATGGATCAAATGTCATCACCAATTCTGGCTGAACTTACTAATAACTTCTTAGCAACAATACCAAATAACAATCAGAGTGACCCATTGGTTGCAATTCGCCAACAAGAACTACAATTGAAAGATAAAGAAATTGATATTGACCAACAGAATTTTGCTGCTAAACAACAATCAAGCCAGCAAGAAAAAATGATAGATGCTGAATTAGCACAACAACGATTAGACGTTTCAAAAACAATTGCAGATGATAAATTGCAATTGGGATTAGATCGCATGAAACAACAAGCTAATCTAAAATTATTAGAACTAGAACAAAAATACAGGAGACAGTAATGGTATCTTCCATCAGACAAACAGAAATAGATGAATTAAAAGCTCAGAAAAAAATTGATCGTGCAAAAGAAGTAGCAGATTATGCTGAAGCAGAAGCACAACTAGCTGCTAGAAAAAAAGCATCAGATGACAGAATTGCCAAAAAAATGGCAATTATAGAAGCTGGTGGAGTGGTTCCTAACCCTAAACCAGTTGTTCAACCAGTAAAAAAACAAGAAGTAATTGAAGAAAAAGTTGAAAAAAAAGTTGAAGAACCAAAGAAAAAAGTAGCTAAGAAAAAAGTAGCTAAGAAAAAAGTAACTAAGAAGAAGTAAAATGCCATTAAAAAAAGGTAATTCTAAAAAAACTGTTTCAGCAAATATTTCAAAAATGACAGCTGAAGGTCTGCCACAAAAACAAGCAGTTGCTATCGCTTTAAGTAAATCAAAAATGATGAAAGGCGGTGCTATGGAAATTCACCAATGCAAAGGTGGTGGTGCAGCTAAACGTGGTATGGATTATAAAATGAGAAAATAATGGATATTATAAATATACTCACAGAACTAGAAAAAGAATTAAATTTTCAATTAAAAGATATACAAAATATATATATGAGTGG